CGCGAAAGCGGCTGTATCAGCCGAGCAACTACACCGGAGCGACTGATTTCTCCGGTATGAAACGGCGCAGCAAGGTCGATGACCTGGCTGACCAGCTCGGAAAGTTCGGCGGCGACGTCCAGCGGGCTGCGTTCATCAACAACGTCCCTGGCGGGCTGCAGTATGCGGCGATGTCTTCGGGCGGCGGCTCCGGCCGTGGACTGTCGTCTGGGGGCGGCCTCGGTGGAGGCGGCCTGATTGGCGGCGTTCCGAGCTTACTGAAAAGCACGCCGGGTTCGGCCTTGCCCGACATGGGCATCGGCCGAAGCGGTAGCAGCCTGCGAACGGGTGGTATTGGCGCTCTCACGGGCTCCAGCAAAGTGCCGTCTATCGGTGGTGCTCCGGGCAGCGCAGCCGCTGACATGACCACTGGTCAGGGTCTCAGCGGCAACGCCTTCTTGGCAGCCCGCCGCGCTCGCTTCGCTGATGAGCTTCAGAGCGATCCCAACCTGCGTATGCACCTCGCGGCCATGCAAATGACCGAGGGCGCGAGCAGGGGCGGAACGATCGAGAGCCTGATGAACCGCATGGACATGCAGGGGTCGTCGCTCCGCAAGGGTCTCGGCTACAGCACTGATGGTCAGATCAATCCGAGGAGCTTCTACGGTCCCATCCGTCGAGGCGAGCTTGGCCCTGCAATCGCGAAGCTCAGGGCAAACCCGAAGCTTTTCGAGAAGTACGACGCTTACACGCAGCGTGCTCTTGCAGGCAGTCACGTCGTCGGCGGTTACACTGACCAAGGGTTGCCGACCGATCCGAACGGGTCGGCGCGAACTGGCATCCCGGGGCTCAGACTCCGAGATCCGAAGACTGGAAAGATCGACGGCAACGAGTTCACCGATTGGGTTGGGCCCGGCTCCGCATATGGCCGCGGTCGTCAGGGTGCGATCAACTATCGCAAGTTCCTTGAGAACGGCATCAACGGTAGCAGCGACAGCCCGATCTCGAACGTGCCATCGGCGAGCGATGCGATCAAGAACGTTCCCACGCCGTCCTCGGTAGCACCGGGTGCTGGCGCTGGAGACATTCGCTCTAGCGGACCTGTCGCGATCCACATCAACGGCTCGTCTCACGATCCGGAGGCACTGGCAACGCTGGTGCAGCGCCGGATCGACGAGAGCATGAACTGGCGCACCCACGATACGTCGTCGGAATACACCTAAGCCCCGAGGGGCAACAACTACAGCTCGGCCCCTGCGGGGGCCGGGCGCTACTCTAACCCCTGAGGAAATTGATGGCTGACGTTCTTCTCGGTCTTGGATCGCAAGACCCCAACGCGAGCGATGAGACCGGTCTGATCCTCTTCTACGTGCCAGCGAAGGGCATCGACACCCCCAACTTCGAAACAATTCAGCGAGACTCTCAGTACACATGGACGTCGGCCGATCGTCTCTCGCGCGATCCTGCCAAGCAATTCACCGGCCCGGGCGAAGACAATATCGTGGTCGAGGGTCGCTTGTATCCCTACCACTTCGGCGGCCTCTCTACGCTGGAACGGCTGCGCACCGCGGGTCGAGCCGGTAAGCCCATGCTGCTTGTCCGCTTCTACCCGCTCACCAATCCAGACGGCTACGGATCTCAGGTGATCGGTAATTTCTCGATCACCCGGGTTCGCAGCGCGGAGTCCAAGATCGGCCCGATCGGCATCGCGCACAAGGTCGACTTCACCCTCGAACTCTCGCGTTACGGTGACGATCTCACGTCGACAACCGACATCCTCAACACTTTTGTGGCGACCTAATGTCGACTTACATCACCAAGCTCTACGATCGCCTCGATCGGATTTGCTTCGACCGATACGGATCTTCCGACAACGACATCGTCGAGTGGGTCATCGAGAAGAATTACGGCATCGAGCTGCGCGGCATTGTGCTGCCGCCGGGCATCACGATCGACCTTCCGGAGCCGCCGCGTCAGCTGACGCAGGCACCGGTCATCCCTCAGATCTTCCTCTGGAAGTAATCTACCCCCTGGCTCCGCGTGAGTCAGACAGGCCGTCCTTCGGGGCGGCCTTTTTGTTTTAGGAGGCGTGCGTGACCACGGGCTACACCCCGATCTATCGAGTCTTCAAGGGCGGTGAGGACATCACCGGCCGGCTCAATGACCGGACACTCCAGATCAAGGTGGATCTCCAGTCCGGCAACGGCAACGACGATCAATGCACCATCCTGATCGATGATCGCGATTGGCGCGTTGCTCGCCCGACGACTGGCGAGGACATCCAGGTTTGGCTCGGGTACCAGGAGGTTGGTCTCGCCTACATGGGCACGTTCGAGATCGACGACGTGACCTTCCTTGGACCGCCAAGGAACATCAAACTGGTCGGCAAATCGACCGGTTCGAGCGACATTCAAAAGGCCCCAGCAATCCGGGAGTTCGACAACAAGTCCGTCAGCGACATCCTCGGCCAGATCGCTGGGCAGACCGGCCTCGGTCTCTCGATCGGCAGCGGCGTTGGCGACATCAAGATCCCCTTCAAGAACCAGATCGTCAGCAACCTCCACATGATCCACGAGCTGGAGCGCATTACCGGCGCTGTGGCGAAGGTGGTGGACGGCAAGCTGATGTTCATCAAGCGTGACGGCGGAGAGACCGCGAGCGGAGTGGCGCTGCCGACCCTCGTGTTGCTGCCTGAGCACTTCGGCACCTGGCAGGTCCGCTACACCAGCAAGCCTGGTTACGGAGAGGTCAAGGCCGCCTGGTTCGACAAGGATGAGATGGTCCGAAAATGGGTCGGATCATCGGTAGCGGGAGGAGACGGAGGCGTCGGCCTAGCAAATAAGTTCGGCGGCGCCTTCAACATCGGCCAGCTCTTCAATTCGGAGGCTGAAGCCAAAGCGGCTGCAGGATCGCAGGCCGAGAACTTCAAGCGCGCAGAAGTTCAGGCTGTCTTCGATCTCGCCAAGGGCGATCCCTGGATCAGGGATCAGCAGACGCTGATCGTGTCAGGAATGAGAGACGGAATCAACGGCTCCTACGTCATCGACAAGGCGACCCACACGTACATCAAGAGCACCGGCATCAAGTCGCAGATGGAATGCAAGACGCCGGGCGACGGCTCGAATTTCGAGGAAGCGTCCAAGGAGTTCATGCGGCCGGGACCGGGCGAACTGCTCGGCGAATACCTGCGCACCCACCCCAACATCAATCCGGGAGACCTGTCGCAGAGCGACATCGACGCCATCAGTCAGGGCGGCTTCTCCAGGTAACCAACGAGTATCACATGTTCAGTCAAGAGATCATCGACGCCATCGTGGCGGCGGCGAAGGCCGAAGGTTGGCCCGCTTCCGCGCTGCTGGCAGTCGTGGAGTGCGAGACGTCCGGCAAGCCCTTCGAGCAGGACAACCACACGCCGTCGCTGCTCTTCGAGCGACACAAGTTCTATTCGGAACTCACGAAGCATCAGCCGAGCAAGCTGAAGGCTGCGATCCAGGCCGGCCTTGCGATCCCGAAGTGGAGCCGGAACACCCAGTACAAGGACCAGGGCACCTCGTCTGGCCGCCTCGCCGTTATCGCGAAGGCACGAGCCATCGACGAGGAAGTCGCCAACAGAGCGGCGTCCTGGGGCCTTGGCCAGACCATGGGCTTCAATGCTGAGCGTCTGAAGTACGAGAACGCCACCGTCATGGTGGGAGAGCTGTCCCGCGGCATCGCCGAGCAGATCGACGCTCTCGTCCGCGAGATCAAGACCGATCACCTGGACAGGTACCTCAATGCGAAGAACTTCACCGCGTTCGCCAAGGGCTACAACGGCTCTGGCTACGCTCAGAACCAGTACGACACCCGCATGGCCGCGGCCGATGCGCGCTGGGTCCGCCGTCTCGTTCAGATCGAGAATGGCGAGTTCCAGACGAAGCCCGGCAAGACCATCACGATGGTCTACCAGACCAAGCTGAAGGAACTTGGCTTCAACGTCGGCATCGTCGACGGCGATTGGGGTGATCTGACCACGGGCGCGTGCTCCGCATTCCAGCGGCGCGAAGGCCTGAAGATCACCGGTCACCCGAACGACGAGACCACCGCACTCCTCGACAAGACCGAGGAGAAGCGTGAGGTCTCCTACGATCGCGCCACGGCAACTGTCGACGATCTGCGCTCGGCCGGCTCCCAGACCATTCAGACGGCCGACAAGGGCTCGATCATGTCGAAGATCCTCGTCGGCGCTGGCGCGCTGGGAGGTGCTCAGCAGAGCGGCGCCCTCGATCAGGTCCAGGGCATGGTCGACAAGGTCCAGCAGCTCCAGGGGATCATGGACAGCGTCCACAACCTCGCGAGCGCGCTCGCGCCCTACTGGTGGGTCGGAGTGATCGCGGTCGGCTTCGTCACCTGGAAGCTCTACGGCGACGTCATCAAGCATCGCCTGCACGATCACCAAACCGGAGTCCATCTTGGATAATCTCATGGAAAAAGCCGCTGCCCTTCGGGTGGCGGTCACCTTCTACTGGGCGAAAGCTCAGGGACTGTTCACCGGCTGGAAGGGCAAGGCCATCGTGGTCCTGCTCATTCTGGCTTCCGTCGCTGGCTACGCCCATCACCTGGGCGCCGCCGGCAAATCGGATCTCAAGGCGCAGGTCGAGACGCTGAAGAAGCAGCTCGCCGAGGCGGAGGCCAAGCCGGCCCCGCAGCCCGAAATCCCTTACTGGCAGTGCAACGGGCCCAAAGAAACCCGTCACCCGCGGTGCCCGGACGACAGCGCCGCAGATCAGCGCGCCGACGAGCTGAAAGCCCAGCTCGCAGAGTCCGAAACGGCGAAAGCCAAACTCGAAAAGAAGGTCAAGGACTATGAAAAGCAGCTGGCTCACCGGCCTGCGAAGGGCGGCAGCCATATTCTGTCTCCCGCTGATGCTCGCAGCCTGTCAGACATCCGGTAACAGGGCGCCGATCGAGGCGCGGATGGACGTCACCCCGTGCTTGAGGGTCGCCAATACCGTCGAGCTGCCGCCCATCAAGGCCGGCATGGACGCTCGCGCCGTCATCGCCCGCTACCGGGCCGCGCTGATCAGCGCGAACTCCAACATCGAAGACACGAAGGCCTGCATGGCCCTGCTCGATCGAGCAGAGAAGGAAGGCTACTTCTAATGGCCAACGAATTTTCCGACATGCTGCCCTACATCGGGCCTGCAGGAGTGCTGTTCGGCATCTTCTCCGGCGTCTGGTACCGGGTCGAAGGCAAGATCACCGCTGGTGTTGCCGACGCCAAGGCTGCGGGGCTCGCCGCGGCGAAGAAAGCAGAAGAGGCCGACAAGGCCCTCAACGAGTTCAAGCTCAAGGTTGCTGAGGAGTACGCCTCCTGGGACACCGTGCGCTCGATCGAGACCAGACTTACGGAGCGGATCGACGGCTTGTCCGAGCAGGTCATGAAGATGCCCGACACGATCGTCGCGCGCATCGTCGACATGATCAAGCTGTCCAAATAAGGCTTGACCGCTCCGTTTGCATTCTATAATTTGCATGAATGCAAAAGATGTGCTACCTCCGAGGCCGAAATCTCGGGGGTAGGCACGCCCTCGTGGTTACGGGTTCCCAACCAGCCACAGGGTAAAATGACGTTTCAACCGCTTCCCACCGAAGAGCGCGCCCGCAGAAAGCAGGTCATTGAGGATCTGCTTCGTCAGGGTTATCACCCGCAGGGCTCGCGGGGTGGCATTGCCTCCGCGACCAAGACTGCCGAGCGCGTCGAAGGCATCAACTATCCGAACTGGGTCCGCGCCGAAGAGGCGCTGAAGCGCAAGCGCCGCGAGCATTTCGCGGTCGACTGGTCGCTCTATGCCCCGCCTGCACCCAAGGCTACCGTCACCTCAGGTGGCGAAGAACTGTCCGCCGAAGAAGTCGACCCGTTGATCCGGGCGAAGACGCTCTCGGCCGAAGTTACCCAACTCATCACCCGATCGAAATACCCCGTCATCAATCCGGAAGCCGTCATCGTCGACACGCCGATGCTGCGCAGCTGGTCCACGAAGCACCGTCGCTACGAGGAAAAGGAAGGCAAGCCGCGGACCTGGATGGTCGAGACCCTGAAGGTCGAGCCCATCAAGGACTCCCGGAGCCGCAACTTCATCTTCACGGGCGCGCAGAACGATGCGCTCCTGCACGAGGAGTTCTGGGCCAACCTTCAGGCCTACGCCGCCTACATCGACGCCGAGATCGTCGTCGGTCCCTGGACCTATGAGACGCAGTGGTGGTCTGAGAACGACCCCCAGGCGCGTGAGTACGCGCCCGAAATCCAGGAGCACCTGTGCTTCGGGCAGATGAAAATCGGCTCGAACTTCGTGTTCTGCGGCGAGATGAACACGCTGCCGACCGCGTCGCAGCCGATCTCCGACCTGGTCACGTACAGCCGTGGCCGCTGGGCCGTGTTCCCGCACGCCAAGCGCCAGTTGAAGAGCGTCCCGTCGAATGACCCCAACGTCCAGGCCCACCAGGTCATGACGTCGGGCGCCTGCACGCGGCCGAAGATCATCCCGCGCAAGGCAGGCGTGAAGTCGCTGTTCCACCAGGTGGTGGGCGCCACCGTGGTGCAGTTCGACGAGGACGGCGACGTCTTCTGCCGGCAGATCACGGCCGACGATCACACGGGTGCGTTCTATGACCTCGACGCCTACGTGGCGAACGCTGAGGTGACCACGGGCCATCGGGTCCGCGCTATCACCATGCCGGACATCCACGTCAGGAAGATCGACCAGACCAACTGCATGGCCATCTTCGGATGGGACATGCGTGGCGGCAGGGCGCAGCTCCGCAACAGCATGGTCGACGTTCTCGATCCCGAGAACATCATCGGTCACGACATCTTCGACAACGAGGCGCGGAACCATCACCACGTCCACGACAATGCCTACAGCTATGAGATGGCGATCCGTGGCCGCGACAGCGTGGAGCAGGAAGTCGACCAGTGCGGTCAGTTCTTGCTGACGGCGATCGGCGAGGGCGTTTTGCCGATGGTTACGGTCGGCGGGCGAACCTTCGTCGTTGCGGAAGGCAACCACGACATCGCGCTGGAGAAGTACGCCCGCGAGGCGCGCTACCGGAACGACGGCATCAACGTCCGCTACGGCCTCCAGCTGGAAGAGGCGTACCTCGACTACGTCGAGAGGCGCTCGCATGCACTCGACAACGACAGGCCGGTGCCCCGGTTCTCGCTGCTCGAACACGCCATCCGGATGAAGTATCCGCAGCTCGGCGAGCAGGTTGTCTGGTGCCATGACGGCTACAGCCACCTGATCGACGGCATCGAGGTCGGCAACCACGGCTTCCGCGGAGCGAACGGCGCCAAGGGCACCGTGGCCGGCTTCGCGCGGGCAGGGCGCAAGATGTCGATCGGCGACAAGCACAGCCCCGAGATCATGGAGGGCGTGTATGTGGCCGGCGTCTTGAACCTGCGCCACGGCTACAACAAGGGCCTTTCGGGCTGGGCGGTCACCGTGATCATCCAGTATCCGGACGGCAAGCGCTCGCTGCTGACGCTCCAGAAGGGCAAATGGCGGCCGGGCCGGAGGGTTATCCGCGTGCCGGCGCCGACGTCTTTGGCTGCCTGATCGCTTGCACGAATGCAAAAGGAGGATTCGATGCTTGTCTATCTCGCTGGGCCGATCTCGGGCCTGAACTTCGAGGGCGCCACCGACTGGCGGCAGCACGCAAAAGCGGAGCTGGGCCAGTTCGGGATCAAGGCGCTCTCGCCCCTGCGCGAGCAGGAGCACCTGAAAGAGGTTGGTGTCTTCACGGACGCAGCCAAGGAGACCGCGCGCTTCAAGTCGCCGATGTCGATGCCGAAGGGCCTGACGGTCCGGGACCGCTGGGACGCAACGCGCTGCGACGTCCTGCTGGTGAACCTGCTGGGAGCCACGAAGGTCTCGATCGGCACGGTGATGGAAATCGCCTGGGCCGACCTCAGCGGCATCCCGATCGTCTGCGCGATCGAGGAGACCGGCAATCCGCACGAGCACGCGATGCTCAACGACCGGATCGGATTCCGTGTCCCGACGCTGTGGGACGCGATCGATGTCACCCGGCAGCTGCTTGCTGCCTGAACGTTTGTTTGAATGCAAAGGAGATTGCAATGACGGTTATCGGCCTCTCGGGTTTCGCACAGTCGGGCAAGACGACGGCGGCGCTGTACCTGGAGAAGAAGTATGGCGTGCGGCGTAAGCACATCGCCGAGCCGCTGCGGGCCATGCTCGCGGTGCTGCTGCAAGCGAACGGCATGTCGAGCGACATGATCACGCGCTACCTGGAGGGTGATCTCAAGGAGTCGATGATCCCGGAGCTGGGAGTGACCTCGCGCTACGCGCAGATCACCCTGGGCACCGAGTGGGGCCGCCAGCTGATCAACGAGGATCTGTGGGCTGACACCTGGGCTGCCGGCGTTGCGGACGGCGAGTCCGTGATGAACGACTCCGTGCGCTTCCCGAATGAGGCCAGCGCCATCCGCAGCCTGGGCGGCGTCGTGATCATGATCAAGCGTCCGGGCACCAAGCCGGCGAAGTTCAGCTGGGGCAAGTTCGGCGAGTTCCTCTACGACAAGCTTGGCATCATGTGGGGCGTGCATCCGAGCGAGCGAATCGACCTGATCCGGCCGGACTTCGTCATCCACAACGACGGGAGCATGGAGACGCTCTACGCCGACCTGGACAAGGCCATGGCAGAGCACTTCAAGCAGAAGCAGCTGACGAGCTTCGCCAACTCCAAGAAGGCACTCGCGGCAGCCACCGGGCTCGCCTTGGCTACGGGACTCGGCCGCTAATGGCCGGGCTTCAATGGACAGAGGACCATAGGCCCCAGCGATATGGCTGGGCGCCAGGGTCCTACCTGAACCACTGTCACGGCGCCGGGTGCAAGGAGCGCGAGGACAAGACATTCATCGGCGACAAGCGGGCAATCATCTGCGCCGACTGCGCCTATGCGCTGCCAGACCCTGAGCCGGAGCCGTCATTCGAGGTGCGCTTGCGGGCTCAGGTCACCGAGCTGCTTCGCCGCACGAGGAAACTGGAACTGGAGATTGAAGAATGGCAGAAGCGGAAGCGCGCCTCATCAACATGAAGCTGACCCGGGGTGACGCAGAGGTCATCACCCCGGTGCAGATATGGGCTGAGATCGGGAAGATCTTCGTTCAGCGGGCGACCGGAGAGCTAAAGCCGACCGGTCCCGTCAGAAGCAACCAGCCCCAGGTCGACGTGCGGGAGCTGGTGAAGGGCTTGTAGGACGATCAGGCGTAGATGGAGGGTGCGGTGACCTGCGGCTTCACGGCCCGCACCCCAGTCCGCACATGCCGTCCGCCGATTGCCTCGACAAACGCACGAATCTCCTTGCCGAATAGCCGGCGCTGCCCGTGCGACAGATTGCCGAAGCGGTCGGTGATCAGCGTGTCCAGGGCGTGGAAGGGCGAGCGTCCGAGCCGGCGAGCCGCCATGATTGTGTCATGGCAGGCAGTTTCTTCGAGGAAGGCGCGAATCTGAAGAGAGGTCATAGGTTGGATTCCTAGTGGCGGGCCGGGTGACATACTCCTTTTCAAGAGCGAGGAAAGAGGGTCCAGCAAGTATTTCGACTAGACCCCCCACCGTTTGCTGCGCCGCGTCAGAAAATACGCAGGGTGGCACGCGAGATCTTGTCCGGGAGAAAGCCCTTTGGCATGTCCCGGAGCCGCTCGGTCTCGAACCGCAGGTCATCCAGCGTGATCTGCTGCCGGATGCGCTCCAAGGCCTCCTTCTTAAACTCCTCATCACCACGGGGCAGCGGGTGCGTGCGGCCGAACTCCAGCTTGCGCTTGCCCTCGGTCTTGTGGCGCACCTCGTAGCCCATGAACCCCAGGATGGTGATCACGTCGACGAGGGGGTATCCGTAAACTGTCTCTCTCATGCTGCCAGATTCCATCTTTCAACCGCGGTGATGTGTCGGTGGTAATAGTCCTCGGGTCCTACCCGCTTTGACAGCGGACCATCAGCTCCGCAGGCGAGGCAGGTGACGTGCGGGTGAGGGCCCATGTAGAGCCCGACGTGCAGAGACTTGCAGAACGGACACCACTTCAGCTTCCTGCCGAAGCGGTGCTGGACCTCCTCGGCTCTCATGACGTTCCGGTCGTTAAACTGCGTCCAGCTGCTCATGATACGTCCAAGGGTTTGAAGGTCGTGCGGCTGAACTGCCAGTGGTCGACCCTTCCGCAACAGGAGCAGGTGTTGGCCCGCACCCAGCCACGGCTGCTCTGTCTCCACGGCTCGTAGACGTTCCAGTGCCCGATGATCCAGCAGAGCCACTTCATGCCGCGCGCTCCTTGAACCAGGCCTTGATGAAGCGATCGAGCTTCGGCGCCCGGCGCGGGAGCTGCGCCAGGCCGGTCCCGATCCCGTCCTCCGGGACCACGACGGTGTGACCGACTGCGAGAATGTGGTCGATCTTTCCCAGATCGAATCCGACATGAGCCCAGCAGTCGGGTTCGTTGTCGGCGAAGAAGGCGGTGTTGTCGTTGCTCGGCGCCCACTTGGTCACGACGCCGATCGCGTTCGGCTCTCCACGCATCTCTCGCGCCTGGCCGCCGTAGCCAATGCGCTGCATGTTGTCGCCGAAGACGTAGAAGGTGTCCCGGTTGTTGCGCAGGTCCTGCCTCCTGATGAACTTTTGGTAGCGAATTGGCATGTCAGTATCCGAAATAGATCCAGTAGTCGGTGTCGCGTTCGAGCAGATCGCAGAGGTGGAGGAAGCGATCGGGCTGCTCCAGGCTGCTTTCCCTGATGCCGGCGCGGAGCTGGTCGACGAAGGTCGGGCGGACCATGTCCTCGTCTCCTGGCTTCGTGATCGTTCGGCAGTTCCTGAGCACGGCCGGGAATTGGCTGTCGCCGGAGTGGCGAACGAAGTCCCAATCCGGGTGATCCTCGCAGGTGTTGCGATAGAGGCTGATGTGGATGCCCATCACGCCTCCGATGTCGTGTGGTTGCGCTCGACTCCGCGGGGCACGGTCGGCCATTCCGGGAAGGCGTGATTGACCGAGTTGCCTTCCAGGTCGTAGCGGGAGCGGGAGACCGAGATCTTCACAAAGCTCCGCATGCCGGACGTTAGGTTTGCGGCCACGCGATGGATGACGGACTCGTCCAGGCGCAGCAGGTGCTTGTCGCCATAGGTCCGGGTGTACTGCGGAGCATAGGCAGCCGCATACTCCATCTCGCCCAACGACCGGTGGTGATCCTGGGTGAACGGGATCAGCTTTGCCGGCTCCCAAAACTCCGTGCCGCAACGATCCGACCAGATGTAATTCAGGTCATCCGTCATGAAGCCATCGGAATGCCAGCCCGGACGGTTGCCCGGATTATCCTTCGACACCCACAGCGTCTTGGCGGTCAGATAGACGTAGCTGTCGCGCCAACGCTCGCGATCGCAGTCGAAGTAGGCCTGGAACACCAGCTCATCGAACTGACGCAGGTTGTCCGGATAGATCGGCTCCCACCGCCCCGGAAGCTTGATGGGGCAGTACATCCAGAACATCATCTCCTTCGGGGAGAGTCCGACGTATCCGAGATCGACCGGGGCGCTTCCGTAGAGCTTATTTGCCAAAGTTGATCTCCTCGAAGATGTAGAGGCCCAGCTCCTGCTGCACGAAGACGGCGCAGAACCCGACGTAGTCGAGCTGAAGGCCATCGGGGATTTTCCCGCCGCACTTGAACGCTCGGAATTTGCGCTCCTCGTCCGGAGCATCGGTCCGTACCATTGCCCAGAGCCAGAACATGCCGCCTTGGTCAGCGACGCGCAGGATCCTCGCGCCCTTTGGCAGCTTCATCGTGAACTGCTCCAGCACCGGCATCTGGTATTTGAAGATCGTGAGGCCTTCGACGTCGGACATCTTCTTGCCGCGGGTCTTCTCGTCCCACTGGTCGGCCTGCAGCCGCGCCTCAGCTTCATGCAAAGCGCCAAATTCCCGCTCGTAGGCGGCCCCATCAGACAGACTCAAATTCCACCTCCAAATTCATCCCAAAGCTTCTTCCGCGCCTCGTCGCGGAACTCCTCTGCTGCCGCCATGGCTTTCTTGCTCGTGGGGTAGCAGTCCTCTTCTTCCTCCGAGAGCTGGCAGACCATGCCGCCAACTGTCGGCACGTACTTGGTCCTGTTCTCGAAGTGACGCGGCGATGCCTTGCATTTGCCGTTGGCGACGATCCGCAGCCGTGCTTCACGCGACTCCATCATTCGGTCTCCCCGACGTATTGGAGCAGCGTCATGCCGTCGTGCGTGCAGCAGTAACCGGCGCCTCTCGGACCATCTTCGTCCCAGAGTCCCTTGCCGAACTCGGCGAAGCCTTTTCGTGCAAGGGCTCGCACCGCACGACGAACATGCGATTTGTCGAGGCTCGACCGCTGGGCGATCCCGCGGAACGACAGGAAATTGGCCCCGTCGTCCGCGTAGACCTGGCCAAGCGCGCGGAGAGCTTTCAGCTCTCGTTCGCTGACCGGAACCGTCACGTCGGGGAAACCCACGCGCGGATGCGGCTGCGAGAATAGACTGCCTCGCGAACGCGGCCACCGTGGTTGCCGCTGATGACGATCGGGTCTCCCTTGGCCGTGAAGCCCGAGACAACGCCGACGTGCCCGCCGCCGCGGCGGCCCATCGTCACGACAGCGCCGACCTGCGGAGCGACGTGCTGGTGCTTCTCCCAGGAGAGAGCGCGGTCATCGACATCGTTGGCGCCCGTGACTTTGCGGAGGAATGCCGAGCACCACAGGGTGCTGCGAACGCCAACCTGGTGGGCGGTCTCGCCGAGGAACTGGCGTGCGCGATCGACAGTGCCGACTCCGGCGTTGAAGCCGCTTTGGAAGCCAGAGTGGAGTCCGCCGAAGAACGACTGCTCCTGGGGAGCGGTGACGTTGATCTTGGCTACGCGGGCCTGGTGATGGTGGTGCCGGGGGCGGGCCTCAGCTGCTGAAAAGGTCGCAGCGAGGATCGCGGCGCCGATGAGCGCCGTGGTCAGTTTTCTCAAGATACTCTCCTGTTATGCGAGGTGGTCGGGCCAACCGGCCTGCGATGCCGCCTCGTTGGATTGGCGACGTGCAGCGACGTCGCGACGATCAGCCTCTACGGCTGCGTAGGTCGGCAGACGGGTCCACTCGTCGTCGTATTCGCGAGCGAGGGTCTGCTGGACCTGGGAGGCGAACAGGCGCGCGGCCTGCTCACCCATGTCTGCGAGGACAACGTCCCCGAAGACCATTCGGAATTTGATCTGGGGCTTTTCGCCCTCGTTCTCGATCTTGATGGCGGTGAAGCTGATGGGGCCCGCCTGCAGGACGGTGATGTTGGTGATCTCTTGGCTCATGCTGCTTCCACCTCTGCTGCTGGGTTGTTGTCGTTGTCGAACTTGGTGATCTCGTTGCCCCAGGCGTCCCAGCCGGGGCGCTGCACGCGGGCGAAGATGTCGGCCTTCGGATATGGCCCGGCCATCTTTGCGGCATCCACGTAGCCCTGCTCGGGCTTGCGGGAGTGCTCTCGGCGCGTCTCAAGGATCGCGGATCGGATGTTGCGGCTGTGGATGCGCGGCTTGCCGATCTTCCCGATCAGGAAGGGCTCATGGCAATTGCGGAGCACGTAGCCGGTGCCGAACGTCGGCCGGCTCATGTCCTTCACCATCTTCACCCAGACCCCTTGGGTCACGTAGGTGACGTTCCACTGGCGGAAGCACTCGCGGGCGGCGTCGTACATCGGGGCGGTGGCGTAGAGCCACACCCACATGCCGTCGCGGTGAGCAAGGCGCTGGACATCGAGATCGAAGATGTCTTCGAGCGTCATGCAGTCGTAGTGCTGCTCAGCCGACTTGCCCTTTCCGGCGTCGGAGTAGGTCTTGAATGTCCACGGCGGATCGATCTTCGCGAGGCCGTAGTGGTTCTCCTTCAACGGAGCGAGGTTGAAGGCAGGTGCCGGCATGATGGGGAACGGAGAGATTTGCATTCAAGCAAGCCTCCGGGCACGACGAGGCCCGCCGTGGTTCTCCACAGCTCTGATCCCGTAGACGACGATGCCCGAGCCGTAGCTCTCGGTCACCTCGACGGCCGACACCTTGTCGCTCTCGAGTATTTCGAGCGCGCGGCGCTTCGTGGCGCACATGTTCCGGCGCTTGAAGCGCTTCAGCAGTCTATCGAACATCACTTCCCCAACTTCTCTTTCCACTCGCGAGCCTCAACCAGAAGCCGCTGATCGATCACCTTGGTTTCGTCCGTCTGCATGATCGCCTGCACCAGCAGGGCGTCCGGCAGGGTCGACATGCAGGGCTGTTTCTTGTCAGGTCGCTTGCACCCGGGCTCCGTGAGCTTCTCCCGGACCACGAACATCTCGCGATCCGGGCCGAAGCGTTCGATCAGGCCGTCGATCTTCATCCGGCCCTCTCGATCGCAGCCGGCGCACTTGACCCTGACGTAGGGCAGCGGCCACTCGCTCAGTTTCATCAGAACTCCGCTGGCTTGGTCGTGTCGATCAGATCGCAGGTCACACCAACCTCGTCGTAGATAGCCTGCGCCTCAGCGAGGGAGTCCTTCCACCGCTCCTTCAGCTCATCGGGCAGCTCGGGCGCCACGACGCGGGTGATGCCGGTCTGGACGACGTGCAAGGAGCAGCGCTTGCAGGTCAGGAACGGCCAGGTGTAGAGCGTGTAGCCGTGCAACGGCTCTCGGGCGGTCAGGATGGCGTTAATCTCGCCATGGATCACGAGGTCGTACTTGATCTCGCGGTTGGTTAGCCGCTCGTCGGTGTCGGCGATGCCTCGGGGGAAGCCGTTGTAGCCGAGCGACGCGACCGTCCGATCGGGGCGCGTGATGACGGCGCCGACCTTCGTGCTCGGGTCCTTCGATGCGGCCGAGACCGACCTGGCGAGACCCAGGAAATACTGGTCCCACCAAAGCTGGGTGCGCTGAGTCGGCTTGGGCTCATCCTTTTGGATCGGGTAGACTTGGTCGGCCTTGTTGCGGAGGTCGTCGTGATCCCACTTCGCCATTACGACACCACCTTCAGGCTCAGGATGCAGTATCCCGGCGACAGGACGGCGCTGGAGAAGGCGCACGGCACGGTCCGGTTGGTGATGTAGGTGACTTCCACGTTGATCTCCTCGCCCGTGTAGGCGCCGTTGATGTTGTCGTATTCCTGGAGAACCAGCACGTCGCCGATCTGGAAGCCTTCATCTTCACGCACGTCATGGAGCTTGCGGCCGGCCTTGATCGCCTGGAAGAAGTGGGTCCAGGACTTCTTGTGGTGGACCCTCATTACTTGGAGTCCTCCTGCGTGAAGTGGTTGAAGCCATCGCTGTCGATGAACGGCTCGCACTTGGTGACCTTGCCGGCCGCGACAGCCTCTGCGACCAGATCGAGCATCTCCGTGCTGATCCCGCCCTGAACGCCGCGACGGCGCATCGTGGTCATGACGTTGGCCCGACGCTGGATGCGCGGGGAGAGCGTCGTGATCAGGTCGGTGCTCGCCAGCGGCTTCAGCTCGACCTTGCGCTCGACGTAGATCTTCTTGGGCTTGCCGGGCAGCGAGACGCCGCGGGCCGCCGCTGCCTGCTCGATCGACAGGCCAGCAGCGATCTCGGCCGGGGTCCGCCGGAACCGCTTTGCCGATGCCTTATTGTTGGCGGGTTTGGCGGCTTTCACAGCCTGCGCCTCTGGGGCCTTCTCCGAAATCTGGGGATTGCCGCGCGCAGCTATGGCCTCCTCGACCGACAGGCCAAGCTCGATCTCTCGGTTCGTCCTGCGGAACCGCTTCACCTTCGCCGCCATCGGCGAGGGCAAATATGTCTGTTCAGAAACAACTTGAGTTGTCAGTTGGTCAGCAATGCTGACCGAAAGCGTGGGCTGCTGCGGCGCCCGGAAAACAGGCAATACCCGCTGAAAAATCGATCTTACGGCTGCACGGAACACAGTCGAAATCCCCCTTGCGTTTGCATTCTGTCGTTTGCATTAAAGCAAATGGAGGCAGAAATCAAGTTCTTGTTGGGAAGAAGTTGCAGGTTCCCAGGTGAACGTTTATTCAAATGATACAGCGGGGATTGTAGTGGTTTTCAGACTTGGCCCGGGCGTCCCAGTATTTCTACGGAACCGAAACGGTACTTGCATTTTGATGCAAACCTCGTTAGCACACTGGCCCAAGAGCACGGCCTTGGGGGCCGGGAGAAAATGAGAATAACGAAAATGCATACCACCTTCGAATACCGCTCCTATGAAATCAGCCATGACGGGAGCGCCTTCGTCGCTGCCTCGAAGGATGGGGAACCGCTCCAGCTCAGATCCAAGCACCTGCTTCGACTGACCCGTGCGGTCGACACGATGTGGAATGCGTTGGAGGGAACTGTACCGGCGCCGACGTGGCTCTTCGGTGAGACCGATCTCGTCGATATCGACGCGGCGTCAGAGGCAATGCTGGTGGTGGATCGGACCTCGGAGGTCTTGTCGTCGTTCCCTTTGGGCCCCTTGGTGGGCGTGCCCGCGCGGGCTGCTGCCTGAGGACTGCGATGACGACCATCTACCGGAATTACCTCATTGCCAGAGTTGGCGACAAATACGTTGCCAAGTCCGGCGATGAAGACTGCATCCTGGTATCCACGACGCAGCGCCGCCTTTACGAGGCCATCGACGATCTTTGGCTGTCGCTGGAGAAAGGCGCCGAGCCAGCATGGTTTACCGGCAGCTCGGCGATTGATCTCGACACGTTCGGCCCGGAGTCGGTGCCGTCGAGTTCTGACCCGCCAGCGACACGGGTTCGGCCTGGGGCGTATAGGATCAGCTACCTGACCTTCGCCTTGACAGCTTTTTGCGTGGCAGCCCCGCTCTCCTATATTATGGAGATGATGTGCTTCCCGAAGCAGGTCGATGTGATGCTGACGGTTGGCGTCTGCGCCGTCGCGGTCGCTTTCGGCAAGCGGTACGCATTGATTGCCGCAGCCATCGCCACGATCGTCTTCAACTTCATCGGTGTTGAGCCGATTCTAAGCTTTTCGATCCCGACCGCCGGAGAGCTGGCGTTTGCCTCAATGAACATCCTCGTCGCAATCGGCATCCCGGAATTACTCAGGATGCGATTTCTGCAATGCTTACAGGGGAGAGGCCGAACTCCAAACACCTGATCGTCATGTCGTTCGTGCCCGAGCCACCGGGACACGCTACCGCGAACTGCGGGCGACCTTCTCTTAGCATTTGTTCATTGCGTACGTGGCCGGCGAGAGCATCGTAGAGCTTGCCGTATTTGTTCTTTCGCACCACTGCGCCCGGCCGATCGATGTTGTCCCAGTCGGCCGGGTATGGATCAAACTCGACACCGCGGTCCTCAGCCCATTTGCGAGCCAGCCTGTCGGCTCCAGACGCTTCCCCCTCAACGATGCATGTGATCCGTCTACGCGCATGGAGCGCGTCCAGACCGTGATACAGCGTGCTTCTGGCGGCATAGTTGCGACCACCGAACACGACCACGCGGAAGTTGGCCTTCAGCAGGATCGAGTCGCCGTGGCAGCGGTGCGGCGCGCAGTAGCACTTCAGGTTTCTGCCGACGAGCGCCGACACGTCAATGTCGGGCAGCTGCTCGCAGTCGAACTGATTGCAGACCTGGTCACGGTCGCCGTGAGCCCCGATGACGAATCGGTTGCCGTATGGCGAGCCGCGGCCGATGTAGACCGCGTCTGCCGGCGCATCGCCGTGGTGGATGTTGTAGACTCGAGGTGCCGGCATCAGCGCTTCATGTCGCAGTCGTAGCTCACCCCGTTCAGCTCGAAGTCGGCAACGCCCTGCGTGGCGGTGCAGAAGTCGAACCCGACGCCGTCCTTCTCGGCGTGCCAACCATACCTACCGCA